TCAGACAAGTCCTTGCTAATGTCGCCTCTAGTGTTTTTATATTTCTCTTCGTCTACGACCTTTGCTGTGATAGTCAGAGCTTTCTTATCATCTGACGTGACACTAAGAGACATACTGCTATCTTCTACGCCACATCGTTTTGACAAAGCCCTTACGAACATTGTTAAATATACTAACACTTCTTGCCGGTTGTTGTCTGAAAACTTCATTGTTTCTCCTTCTTTGGCTTATTCTTAGGCTTCCCAACCTTGCGTCTTTCAGCAGCTGCTTGTTTCTGCGCATCCGTAATCTTGTAAGGCTCTTTCTCTGTACGTGCTGGAATTAGCTTCGCTTCTTTCTTGTCTGACATGTTTTCTCCTTTGTCAATTAATAGGAATGCCTCTCAGCATTACGTGTATTTCTTTTGCTACGCTGGCAGAATACATAATGCCTAATTTAGTGGGACTACCTGAGACTTGAACTCAGAACCTATCCATTATGAGTGGATTGCTCTAACCAATTGAGCTAGTGTCCCACGAGTATGTTACCCATTTGAACTCTCTAATAAAACTTCTTTCTATCTTTTCTTTTAAAAGATCATTCATTCCGTGCCTTGTTACAAAATTACTTAAGCTTGACCTACAAGATTTAGAGCACGTGCACCAGCCAGCCTTCCCTGTCAAATACCTACACTCATATATTTCTCTAGTAAAAACTTTTGAGCACCAAGGGCAAACCCATTCAGACATAGACTTTGTGACGTACTCTCCATGATGCGAGGCATGTTCACTATTGCTCATTATCTCAAGGTTGCACTCCCTATTATCCTTCTTGTCCCCATTAATATGGTGCACAACCTCATCTTTTGTTAATAACCTGCCTAACATGTTTTCCATGACTACTCTGTGGTGCAGGACGTAGTCATTCTTTGTCCTGCTTGGATGATCTCTGACTATACAGTAATTATAATCACCCTTTGATATTATTTTCTCTACTGTCCACACAAACTACCTCTATAATGTAAGCGTGCTCCATGTTTGATTCGAACAAACGACCTGAAATTTAGAAAATTTCTGCTTCTTTCCTCTGAGCTAATGGAGCATTGAAAACAACATTATGACACACTTAAAACATCTTGTCAACATTTATTTCTATTCTGTTCATCTCCTTATCCAGCTTCCTACTTTCAGCCTTCAACATCAATATTTGATCTAATGTTAAAGGCATCTCTACATGCTTGTCAAGAAGCTTGTAAACATTCTTATAATCAACTTGCCTAATTATATAATGTTCCATTTCTCCTGTCAAGGTGTTTCTAATTTCAACAGGGAGTATTTCTACAGAAAATAGCTCCTTGGGAGGTGTGTATGTTGCTGGCACTACCACTTCCACTTTCTCGTTTCCCAGAGCAGCGTCCATCATCATACGCTCAAAGAGGGAGAACAGCAAGCCTTCTGTTATGGGAAGGGGTTTAACAGTGCGCTTGCTTTTGGTGTTCTTGCCAGACTTAATTCTCCAAATATAACTCCTATGAACAGGGTAGAGGGCCATAATATCTTTATCTGTATAGCCCTCTTTAGCCATTCGTAAGATGTCCTCTTTTTGCTCAGGTGTTAGGCGGGTTGACATTGGCTCTCCTTGCATCCAAAATAGCAAACTGCTCATCTCTATATTTTATTGCTGCTTCTAATGCTAGTTCCTGACTTCCGTATTTGTCACTATTAAATGTTAGGGTTGTTTTACTGTTCCCATCTCTAATACCAACAGAGTACGATATACCACCACCAGATAACACCCTAATTGCTATGCACCTGTATCCAGATTTATTATTTGATTGCACTGGTTCTGGTGTGTTTAAGTGAGCAACCATACTCTTTAATGTTGTCATTGACAACCTAGCTTGCTTTATCTTTCGTGCTTTTCTTGCTTCTGCTATTTCCTCTTCCGTCTCATGTATTATAGGTGATATATCTTCTGGAGACAAGTGCCTTCTTATACATCTCATAAAATACCGCTTCATAGATGTTTCATTAACACCATATCTAGTACAAATATCTTTAATAGGGACATCATTTAGTACATCTATGGTTATCTTAGCCTCAAGTTCTCCTTGTGACATACCTAGTAAGTATGCTACATTGAATTGTTTTGTTTTCTTGTCTGCAAAATCCCCCAGCAACACCCTAGCAGCTGGTGGCTCTATACAAAGAATTTCACAGATTTTACTAAGAGAGCACTTCTTTGCATATAAAGACCTGACATCATTCTCAGAACATTTCTCAATGTCTGTATGAGCTTTGTCAATGTTGTAAGAGGAAGCATACACATTACTCCAGTGCCTCTCCTTCCCATACAACTCTGACACCCTAGCCCAATTCTGAAGAATTTTGTAATTCTTATGTATATCAAAAACAAGCTCCCCAAAATTCTTGAAACCTAAGTCCTTTGCGGTATTATCTTTCTTGCTAGTATTTGATCTAGATTTAGCGTAGCTTACTAAGTCCTCACCGTATAGGTTTACAATAGCATTAACATTTCTAGTGTTTAAAAACGCATTCGATATGTTGTAATATTCATCCGAGATTACTGCATCATTCTTTACTATGTGAGCATCCTCTGTAGCTATCAGGTCGTATCTGTCGTAAACCTCCTCAAGAATTGAAGCCTCAAATACGTCACCACGCTTAAAATCTTCCCAAAACTCTATACTGCAAGACGAAGAGTAGTAAGGAAGTCCTTTTCTATCTATCATAGTCATTACACCGTCTACTGGGACAACTGTGCATTCTGATTTAGAGCCTATGTAAAATCTTCTGCCACTACTCTTTGTCTTATTTGTTAAAAGATAAATTATATTCACAATACCACCTATGTAATTAAAACGTAAGGTTAAAGTACCATGAAATCCTATTCTGTCAAGTTAGTGAATCTCCTTACCATTCTTTCCAAACATAACATCACACTTGATAGCTACATTAAGTTTTAATGTTTTATTAACATTTACTAAGGCATCTCGTATAAGATTCTCAATGTCGTCACGAATTTCTCCTTTAAATTCAAGGACTTGGTCATCATGGGATTGGGCAAGAATCTTATATTCCATTCTACGCTTCTTAGCAAGGATGTAGCATTGGTAAAGCCAAATATCAAATACATATGCAGCTGTACCTTGCACCAATGTACTAAACCTATCTTTATCTGTTCGCAAAGAATACCAAAACTTATTAACAGGATTAAGCTGCCAATTTCCAAATGCTGTGCTCTTCACCACCATCATTGAAGCAATCTTAGGGACGGACCAGTTAAGCTTGTTGTATCCCTCATGTAACATCTTTGCAGCTTTCTTACTAACCTTCGCTGTTCTCGCCAAAGTCTCGACCCCCGATCCGTATTGGCATGCGTAGTTGGTGGATTTTCCTACAGAACGGATAGCGTCAAGAGCAGCAAACTTCTTATCAAACTCTGGTGTGTGCTCACTTTGCTTCTTATACCATTTATACCACTCAGCATCCTCTTCGCTCATCATCCCTGCTGATACGCAAATACTTAAGTGTGGGCAATATCCATCAGATAATTGTGTCTTTACATATTCTCTATCAATGTGCCATTGGAAATGGTTCTTAATATAGTTCTCTACGCCACTTAAGTCACTACCACAAAGAGTATGTCCTTCTCTAGCTACAAGAAGGCTTCGCAGTTCACTTCCATAAGGAACACGAGTGGAAGGTGTGTTGCAATATTCTTTGTGCTGCATACGCAGCGTATTGGTAAAGCCTTGTGCTCGTGCTGTAATGCAGCCATCTACGCTATCACGAAGCCACCCATTAACAACACTAAGCCTATGGTTAAGAATTCCAAGCCCTGCAATGTGTTCAATTCCAGCACACTTAGGAATTAAATCTTTTACGGACTGGCAAATCTCACCACCTTTAAGATTGATCTGGGGAATCTTACGTGTTGAGCCATCATCCTCACGAATGAATTTAAATGTCTCTGGTTCCCATCCAAGCCCATCAAGCCATGCTTTCATCTGTACGTGAGAAGAAGGATTACCAATATTCCAACCTTTAACAACCTTAATATCTCCTGTGTGCTCAAATGGGAGTTTATGCTCTTCTGTCAAAGCTTTCCAATTCTCTCCAGATGCTGATAGAGAGCCATCCATCTTGAAGGGCTTTGCTGGACGCTTACGAACAACATACTCAGGCACTTTAGGCATAACCTCTTTAAGAGCATCCACCTTGCGTTCAATCTCAGCTTCTAGCAACACTCTGAGCTTATTAGCACCATCAACATCAAGCTTCCATTTGTTGTCTTGCTGCATACGTAAGCATTGCATTTTCCACATTAGATAATTAAGGACACGCTCATACCCTGAATCACCATACAATGTGTTGAGCATCTTTGTCTGCTTCTGCCATAAGAGCTTCTGAATCTTACAATCCTCTATAACACGATGGTTGTATTCTTCTTGTGTTTGGTTTTCCCAATTCTCAATAATAGGCTTCTTGACACCAAAATCTTCTCCATACTCTGCAAGGCCATGCTTCATTCTTTCTGGTTCCAGATACCAAGAAATAGCCAAGCTATCAATCCACTTAACATTAGACACACCAAACCCCAGAAACTCTAAGGCTGGCATATCATATGTATAGCAATTGTGTGTGACGAATGTATGCCCTTCATCAAGCCAAGCTTGAATCTTGGATTTATCAGAGCCTTCAAACAACACAATCTCATCTGTCTCAATGTTAATACCACAAATATTATGAAGCTTTGGATGTTCTTGCTTGTACATATCATCCAATAGCCCTGTTGTCTCAATGTCTGCTGCATACACTGCCATACATTCTTCTCCTTATTCTTTCTTCCCACCCAAACACACAACCCCATTATCCCTGCAAAGCCTCTCCCAAGCCTCCTGCCATTGCTCCTTTGTCATGTTCTTATCACAGTGCCCTGTAAAGGCTCCATAACAACACCTCGCAGCTTCCTGAAAAACTGTGTACTCTTTCTTACAACTTCTACACTTGAATATTGGCATTATACAATGTCACCACAGAACTTTCCGCTGTCGAACAGCCTTAAGCTCATCCTTCCAAGCCTTCTGCAATTTGACGTATTTAGCAATCTCTCGCTTACGCGCATCAATAACTTTGTAATGCCCTTGCTTAATCTTTTTAATGTGCTCTTTCTCAACTTTCAATCCGGCATAGTATTTATAATGATGAATATGTTGATACATCTCACTAAAAGCATCATCTACCCAGAAATGTAGCATCCTAATTTGGTTCTGGTTCAAAGCAATCTGGCTCTGTAAAACACTCTCAGAAAGGCTCATTACACTTCTCCTCTAATTTATCAACAAGCTTCTCAGCATACGCCTTTGCAAAGCGTTTTGCAAGCATTTCTTGCATTTGAGCTAACGTGTAGGCTCCTAAATCATCCTCTAAACTATCTGCTACAGAGTTGATAAGAATCTCTTCTTCCCATTGTAATAGCCAGAAGCTACTATCATAATAACGCAGATGAATGCCTTCAACATCTGGAAGGGCTTTGTAGAGGGCCTTATTCATGTCCTCTACAATTGTTGCTAGGGCTTGTATGTTCATGCTTCCTCCTTCTTACTGACAATTTCAAGAATATGCGTGTTTGTTCCATCACCATTATCTGTTTCTTTCAGGAGAAAAATATCTACTTTCTCTTCCGCAACAGTCTTAATAAGATAGGGAAGTAGTATCCCCTTGTCGAGCTTCTGAATACGAGATAGGTCAATATGCTTCTGGCTTTCACGAGAAGCATTGTCAACAGCTTTGGTATAACATTCCAGTAGCTCATGGTCTAACATCTTTGAATGCTCCATGCTCACACCGCCCTTGCTAGCGTTCTTTGAGAGATAGCTAAGCATCTTTCCACGAGCTGTAGAATACCCGTTATCCACATAGACACAGTTTACTCTCTCAGAATAATACCCATTGCTTGTGCCGTAGAAACGGATTGTAACAGAGCCTTTCTGTGTGCCTAGCTTGTAGAATGTCCATGTACCGCTTTCATCTCCATCTTTGATATTGTCTTCGCTAACCACTTCTTCAGCTTCTGTGATAATCCCTACAATATCGTCAATGTCCCCGCAGACATCTTCTACGTAAACATCTTCACAACAATCTTGTTCGTGGTAGAGGTTGTAGAATCCACTAGAAGTGTGTAAGAACACCTCAGAGTCTGTAACTTCCACTCGCATGATACGTTTTCCCAGTAAATCTTTAAACTTAATAGGGTGTGACATTATACTTCCTCCTTCGGTGTAAGAAGCTGAAGAGCTTTCTCAATATCAGCTTTAGAATATTTCTTGCCAAGAAGCTGGATAATTTCATTATCTTCCTCTTTAGCCTTTAGTTGTTCAATATGAAGCGTATATGTTGTAGAGGCTTGCAGGGTGGCTTCTATTGCTGACGTTCCGGCAAAGTACGAATATGTAATATCTTTTTCTCGCACAAACAAATAGAGAGCTTCCGCAGCAAAAATATCTCCACGACTTGCGCCAGCCCAATAAATGCTACTCTCAAACAAAAACTCTTGAATACGTTTACTAGCCTCCTCATGAGCAACACCCCAAGCGTTTGCATGTTTGGCTACGTCGAAATAGATGTCTTGTGTAATTTCCATATTATCTTTCTCCTTGTTTATGAATTTGTGTAGATAGCTTACAGCATGTTTGTTGGGATGGCAAGGGGTTTCTCGCTGCGCTCAACAAACTTCCTGTTATTTTGCAACATTCTCAATATAATCTTCGACGAAGTCCCTTACGTCCAAGAATAAGTCGTGGTGAGGGCTTACGTCACCCACATTTACAATATTCTTTCTAGCTACTGCCATTAGAAGTTGTTTCCTTGTGTTCTGAGCCAATCAGCTTTGTCAAATAAAGTGTGTGACTCGTTATCATAGTAATATTGTCCTGCAATACCTGTTCTACCAGTCCATCGGCATTTAGACATAAGCATAGAAATTGTATTTCGTTCAATTGCATCCTCTGCCTCTTTGTTTCGGGTGAATAGAAGGTTACATGCAGCAGATTTAATCAAGCTACCACTTCCAAAAATATCTTCTTCGTGCATAACTGCACCTGTCGAATTTGCCTTTTGGTTGCTGGCAGACTTTCTCACATGAGCTACATTAATAAATGTTATCCCATGAGACTTCACAATCCCCTTCATCCATTTACAAAAGCCAGCTTGAGTTTCATTGTCCAGCGATTCAAGAAGGTCACTCACAGGGTCTAAAATTATCAACTTACACTCGCAAGAGATAATAAGTTCCATAATTAAAGCCTTCATACTCTCTAGCCCACCATCGCGCTCTTCAATAAGCATCCACCTGTCACTACCATCAGGGTTTAGGAATAGCTCGTTAGATTTTTCCTCTATGTAATCGCTGTTTAACAACTTCAACTTATCTTCATTGTTCTCAATGAGGTCAATCTTCTGAGAGATGTGGCGAGACAGTATTTTTGTTCCGTATTGTGCACAATCGCTCTCTAAAGTAACTACTCCAAGCTTGTGTGGGCTGTTAAAAGCCCAGAAATATGTGCATTCATCAACAATCGTACTCTTTCCACTGCCGGAAGAGGAAGCTAAATTCACAATAACACCTAAAGGAATGCCCCCAGCCATCTGTTTTTCTACCTCGTGCATGAAAGCTGGGAGGGGAACTTTAGGAATTAATGCTGCTTCTTTAATTTTATCAAGCAATCCACTGCTCCCAACAATCCCGTCAGGGCTATAAGGTTTAGCCTTATAATAAGCGTCAATCCAAGCCTTCTCCTTACCCTTTGAAAGCATCTCGTTTGTGTCTTTAGCTGGAAGCTCCATGACAAACATCTTACCTTTAGGTAGCACTTTCACTAGAGTTTTAATAGCATCTTTTCCAGCTGTGTCCATGTCGTAGCAGATGATAATCTTATCAAAACGATTAAGCCATTCATACTGAAGCTGAATTTGTTTGTAGCTCCCTGTCTCTCCAATTCCAGAGCTAACCACTGGAGTAGGCTCAAAATCTCCATTACGAGATTTACGATAGTTTTCAAGCATCTGAAAAGCTGACAAACAATCCACTTCACCAGAGCAAATCACAACATTCTTAGAATTACTATTCTTAAACTTCCATTGCCCAAACAACTCACTCTGCTTCCCAATTTTCCCCACTGTTGTAAAATCCTTGGGCAGAATGCGGATTTTATATCCGGCAGCTTTATAGTTCTCAGTGTATGGATAATAGTGCTTTGTAGGCTCTCCAGTTTCCTCGCTGTATTCAAAACGCACAGCATAAGCCTTATACGTCTCATCCGTAATACCACGGCTTTCATGCCCCTTTGTCCCTGTGTAGCTCTTAATTTGCTCAGATTCCTCTGGCGTAATAACCTCCTTCGTGCTCACAATTTTCTCCTGTTCTTCATCCCATTCAAATTTATCTATTCCACGAGCTTCTTTTTCAGCATCTGACAGCATCGTATATCCACAGCTGAAACAGTGGCCTCCACGTCCATCTCCATAGAAATGAAAATTATCCCCTGCCTTGTCCCGTCCATTACGTACACAACGGGGACAAGGCTGCTTGCTCTCTACATAAGCCACATTCCCTCCCTATTCTCCAACTACAGTGTAAGTAGTAGTAATTTCCACCTTCACCCACTTAGGCTCTGGGACATGTTTAATATTGCACGAATCAGGAATTTTATGTGCATTCTCTGGAAACCCAACTAAGCACCCTTCTGCAATGTTCTCAAACATCTTAGAAAAATCTGTGGCCTTCTTAATATTAACTTCCCAAGACTCTGCTGGCCCACCGCTCCAGCCACCTCCATTCCAATTCTCAGGATGGAATGAGAAATAGCGCTTGCTAATCTTGTCTTGGATAAGCCACTTTGTGTTTTTGATTATCATCCTATTCTCCCTTGTAAACATTATCCTTAATAATCTGCCGATATTGAATAAACGATTTGAAATTACCTGAATAATAATTGCCATCTTTATCCATATGTGTTACACCATCAATACCTAGCATGTCAAAAGGGCTTACCCAATCTTCTTTCTTGATAATAGGCGTAGCGCAATGCTCTAAAGCACTAGCATGTACAGGCTTGCTATTAACAAGCTTGTCATAAATGTTGATAGCCTTCTCTAAGCTTGTGTCCAGTTTGCGGAAGCTCACTTGAGCACAGCAACTAGAGCTTACCTTTAAGGCTTCTTCTAGTGTTAGCTCCTGATCTAGTGTCCAGCCCTCAATCCCTTCATCCCAAACAGACAGGCCATAGGATAAGCCAACTTCCCCTAGCTCATCAACACCTCGATAGTGATGGACAAAAGGTGTATGCCATTCACCAACATCTAGCAACTCCACTAAGCCTTTCTCTTCACTCTCCTCGTAAGCCTCCTTCATGCAGCGAGCAAGCTCCTGAATTGTCGGGTCTGCATCCTTGTGACAACGTAGGTGAAAGAAGTTCTCATAATCTGTTGACGTAACAATTGTTCGCATCATCTGAAATGGCTCTAACAAACGATTGGCAATTTGTTTGTGGTAGCCTGCTCTAGAGAATGCTTCAGCAATTGTAACAGCTTCCTCTGAGGCTTGCTTCCAAGCTTCTTCTGGTGCCACTCCAAGTTGGTATTCTGCGTCATCTCCGTTGTTATATAGCATAACAAGGTTCGCACATTCCTTCTCAGCCTGCATTCCAGCTTGATTAGCTCCCCAAGCAACAGGCATAGCACAATTTGCTTGCACATTCTCAATCACCTTTGCAATAGGAATAGCTCGTGAACTTGCAGAGTTACGTGAGAACATTCGATGCGTGTTCAATTCACTTAGAATGAAGCGAGGGTATTCAATTACGAATGTCGTAATACGTGTGCCATCAACACTGCTACGAGAGTCTGCTACAATCTCTGCTGAAATGTTGCTCTTGCCTAGTTTTTTAATTGTCATACATTATCCTTTTAATTATCCCAACATGTACATTCAACGCCATCCCAGCTTCCACAACAACATTCACAGCTACAATAAGCAGCACAGATGCAAATAGACATTGGGATAGGCTCTCCAAATTCATCTAGCAAGATGTTTCCGTCATAGTCTAAATGATATTGTGTGTTGTCCTCATCACCCTCATTCATTCCATCTCCTTATAATTCTCATCAATAAATTCTTGCATACTAGCAAGCATCGACTGGTATTCTTCTGAGCAAATAGCGTCACAACTAAAAGTGAAGTGATTACCCGCTAAACGTGAATATGCAAACTCACTAAACTTGCCTTCAAACTCCTGCTTAAATTTGTTCATCCTTTTCCTCTCCATGTAGCCAGCAGCTATTATTAATCGTGTAATAGCCGTGAGGGTAGTTGTCCTCATTATCCATTACAGCACAGGAGCACATTGGAGCACTCCAGAATTTATAGTAATTGCTGTTCACAGGAAACCCCCACAGCTTCTGTAGCTCCTCCTCAACCATTGGAAGCACATCTGCAATGGCTTTCACCAGCTTCCGAGAGCCTGCCCCATAAGCCTGCTGGATAGCATAATGTAAGCTGTCTCGTGCTACATGTAAACGCTCTAGCTTTAAAATGTCCTCGTTGCTGATGTTACGCTGTGTTGCTAAATTTGTATTAATCATTCTCATTTCCTCTCATAGAAAATATGCCCACCAATCTTCCCAATTCTCTTTAAGCCCTTCCAATTAGGCTTGACAGACGTATTGTGAAAGAATTCAGCATTCTTGTAAACAGGAGCCATCTTATCAATCCTGTAAAATGTTGTCAACATATCTTTCGTAGCATGTAGCTTCATTCCACGCTTGTGCCAAGAGAATTGCTTAGGTTGCTTAATAATTTGACACGCTGTTTTGTTCTGCTTTCTCATCCTAGTCTGGATAACATCAAGCACAGCTCGCTTTCCAGCAAGGCTCTCTGTGTTAGCTTCTTTGTAAATTGTGAGAGCCTTGCACATGTCTTCTGTTGTTGCAGAGAAGGCTTGCTGTGAAATGAAAAGGAATGTTAATAACAATAATTTACGCAATGTACTATTCAATACGTCTCCAATGTTTAATGTTAGCGTAGCTAATCTCTGAAACAATGTAATGACAGCCATGTGTGTTCTTGGCAATGCTTACAACATGCTCAGAACCATCATTTAGCACAGCAATAAATTTGTAGCCTTCCTTGTTTGGAAGGGATGCTTTGGAATATGTGTTAGCTGTCATTACTAGGCTCCTCCCAAGGTTGTGGAATGTTATGAATAGTCTTCACCCATCCTTTGCTTGTCAAATACCAAACAGTGCCATCATTGCAAAGTGCTGACAAATCATCTGGAGCACTTGAGACAATCTGTACAATCTTACGCATTTCTTCTTGCATTTATGCAATTCCCTTCGCATTATTAAAGATGTCTTTAATCTTTTGGAAGTCATCAGCTTCATTCTTGTCTGTACGAATTTCCTGAAAGCTTGGCAGGAATAAAGAAAAAGAGTTTTTCTTTTTCTCTTGCACAAGATCATTAGCTGTAATATGAATAATGCACCCAATAGGAGGATGCTTCCAATATTCCTCCCGCTGCTTATCTGTAAACCCTGTGCCACAATTTACTTGGACAATGCCATCTTCTGAGCGCAGCGACAAGCCTCCAAGCTTCCCTTTAGCCTTTCCAGAGCCTTCATAAACATCATAACAGAGAAGCTCAATGTCTGCAACAATTTTATTCTTAACAATGTCTTTGCTTGTGCCATCTTTCCATAGCCCTTTAGGGTTTTTGAGGACAGTGCCTTCTAAGCCAAGGGCTAGGCAGGCTTTCAAATGTTCTTGTGCTTGTTCTGGTGTGTGACAGGTATGCGTTTCAATTAGACGTATAGGGCCATCTTTTGCATAAGCTGCTCCTAATTCCTTGTATCTACATTCGTATGGTTGTGCATCTTTTGCAAACTGATAATCCCAGATGAAATACACAATGGTGTAGTTTTTTGCAATCTTATCACCTGACTTAAGCAAGCTGTTAAGAAGCCCATTACTTGTCTTTCTGTCCATAATAGAGTTATCTTTTGCTAGAACAAGTAGCTCACCATTAAGTTCAACACCTTTTGGAATACTACGGATAGCTTCTCTCAGATCAACAGGAAAACTATTAATATCAAAACAATTCCCATTGCGTGTTACAGCCTTGTTATTGCTAATAGCACAATACATCCCATCAGCCTTCACTTGTGAATACACGCCAGCTTCCCAATCCCATTTGCTTGTGTCTACATCTGAGGGTAATGAGCAACGCATGTAAGGCTGTACAGGGATGATCCCATCCCAAATTTTGTTAATTTGCTTAGCTCCAATTCCTGCTTTAATGTCTTTCAGGAGCATCATTTTGAATAGCTCTCCATCTTCTTTAGACAGCCAACGAAGCTTCTTTGTAATGTCTCGTAATGCGTCGTGTCCTGTACTGTTACGCAAGGCGTAGTTATGTATAGCGTATCCAATTGTAGCTGTGCCTAATGCCAAGCATGGGATTGTCCCAGCGTCTGCAATAGGAAACGTCTTTTCAGAAACATAGAAATTTATCTGTGGAGAATGCGTTACACGCAAATATTCCTTCAACAGAGCGTTTTCTTTGTTGGCTTGGAGGATTTCTAGCTTAGCATTGCTGCTAGGCTCTTGTTGTAGGGCTGTTATTATTTCATAAAGAGGCGTAGTCATTGTATTTCCTTTCAGCAATTTCGTAAGCCTCTACAATATCATGCCAATCTTGCATTGTAAACAACTTTGCTTGATCTAGGCAGTCATACCCATAGTAAACACAACTTACATTGACATCGTCTAGCAGATTCAGGAGTGTAAGAATAACATCTCTAAATTCTTTACTAAAGCATCCCCAATGCTTATCGAAGTAATGCAACCCTGTGTGGATGTAATAGGTTGTGTTTGGTGGAGCATAGCCACAACTCTTCTCGTAGTCTGTTATTTCGTGAATTGAGAAGTATAGTGGAAGCTCCATGCTAAATTTTCCACTTATGCCAAATACAATAATAGCATCTGCTGACATTATTTCTCCTTTAATAAATAACTATTGCTAATAGCCTTGAAACTAAAATCAGAGTGTAAATGCTTGAACACAAGCCCTTCACGTTTAACGCCCTTGTTCATTCCTTCTCCTTCAGCCATGTCAAGGAGTTGCTGGACATTGTGAGCTAGTCTACGACTTCCTGTGAGAATAGGGATATGCTTCAAGCCCAGCTGTTGCACAACATCCCAACGCTCTGCTGGAAGCAAATAAGCTTGCTTGTCAATGTCAAACACATCATACACATAGAATTCATTCTTGGCAACTTTCTCATAATTACCTTGAATGCTTGGCCCAATTAGTTCTCCTTGCAGAGCAAGATTACGTCCTGTGGAGCGCAGTTTTGCATGAACATCCTCTTCTACAGCAATCTGCCAGAAAGCATTCGTGTCTGTTTGCTTCAGCTCAAGGTTACGAGAGCACACACCATTATCTTCTCCGTTTACAAAGATTGTGCAAGAGCTTCCATCAAGCTTGATTGTCACTTCAAATAGCTCTCCTTGCATTTCTTGGATTTCTTTGGAAAGATTCTGCACACGCTCTTGGTCAGTCTTAGGGATGAAGCTTGGGAAATTTCCTTTAGCTGTTCCTGCTAAGCAGGCTGGGAGGGGTTTCTCCCATTTTAGAATGCCTAAAGCTGAAGTTACATCTTCTCCTTCAATATAGAAGCCGATTCCAACAGATTCAATGTTTGGGAGCACAGACATAGGGAGTAGAAGCCCTTGTGACAATTGCCCTTTAAGCTTAATTGTGCGTAAACGCTCTCCCTTAATTCCTAGAAATTCTTTAGGAAAATGCTCAGGCTTTGTTAGGAAGGGTGCTATCTCTGTTGGAATGAAGCTATCAACTTCACAATATACTCCCAGATCACCTACTTGATATTTATCCTTGGTATCAACAACCCACCACCCGTTGATACGATAGGCTACAATCCGATCAGCCCCTCCAATGGGCTTGATCTCCGCAATAGTTTGAATTGATGCTAATTTACGTTCTGACATGTTCTCTCCTTTGTTTATTCTTAACTATGCAGATAATACATCAAAGCAGCTCCAGCTGCAATCCCTAGCACATCTGCTAGCAAATCTAGCCAGCTCCATCCTGTGCCATTCTTCGCAAGCATGTCATAAGCTTCCTTACCAATCCCTCCAGCCAATGTGAAGGCAATGCCAATAGGGAGGCTTGACAAGGCTGTGCTGATGAGGCATACAAGCAGTGACAGGGTGAAGTGGAATAGTTTATCAACTCCCATCATTTAATCCCCACATTCTCACACGTATAAATATGATTTTCGTAGACGAAAAGTTTACCTGTGCATTCTTTTGCAAATTGAGCCTTGCCAGCACTTTCTCCAAAGGACATGCCAATAGCAAAACCTCCAAGCAAGACAAATACACATAATAAGAAAATGTTTGCTGCAAATTTATCATCTTTATTCATGTTGATGGCCTTGGTATGTCCTCTTCACAGCCCACTTATGCTGCAAATGTGCATCACTAATGCGGGGAATATTCCTAGAAGGAATAAATTCAGGATGTAGTTGATAGCGTGTACCAAGATAAGCCTTAGCTGCTTCAAGCTTCTGTTGATACATAGATTGCAAATCAATCTTATTTTCTTGTAATGTCATTATTTTCCTCCTGTTGCTTGCTCACGCTTGCGTGTGAAGTTATAAAGCTTTAGCAGTCCATCATCAAAGCCCATGTTCCAATAAAGTTTGTTAATCTCTTTATACAATGTGTTTCGAGCCATGCCTTGTAGAGCTGCTGAATGTCCTTCGTTGTAAATGGCTTGCTTGCAAGCATGTTGCTGCTTCTTTGTATCTGTCGCTGTTGTCATTAAAATTCTCCTGAAAATTTGAAATGTGTTGGTGTGTAGTATACATACATATTTTCATTTTTCAACCACCAAAGACGGCCTTTCTTTACCAGCCATGCTGCATTTCTCTCGTCTTTTGTACCCCCATCTATACATGTCATAACAGCAACGCCTTCTGGCGCGTATTTGATGTCTCTCCACATTATTTCTTCTCCTTGTTAAACATAACGTAACGAATAATATACGAAAGGCAAAGCCATGTAAAGCATAAAGCTGAAATAAATAAAAAGAACATTGCTGCTAAGGCCATGCAAAGGATAATAAGCATTGCTCCTAGAATTTGTAAGACCTCTGTAAGCTTATTACACATTACTAGCTTTCAAACTTGGAGAGAATAGCAGATCGTCTGTTTTATATGTTGTCCCTTCAGTAAAAGCCTTCACATTACGTTCTTCACACATCTTGTCAATATGTTTTAGTGTACTCTCCAACAGCTTCTCCTTGTCTGGCATGTTGTCAATAATGCTTTGAAGGCGATGTAAATCTTCTTCAGGCCATCCATACTCATTTGTGATGTAGTCCAGCACATCTTGTAAATATTCTTTGTCTGTCATACGTGTTCTCCTAATTTTTGAATAATGCTGTTAAACATATTCTCGTGATAATAATGTTGCTCAAATTTAGCTTCATTTCGCAGATGATTGAGGAAATAAAGCTCATCCTTTGTCAAAGGCTCATGGCTGCATTCTGCAACTTGCCTAAGCTTGGCTACATAATCAGTGAACGGGGATTCTTTATACACATACACAATTCTATCAGCAATCCAGTTTAGAAAATCTTTTGTATTTGTTGGCATTATTTCTCCTTTAAAACGAATATTTCAAGCTTACAGCAACAGCTTGTGCTTGCTCTTTTGAAAATTTTGGAACATATACAATTTCCAATGTTGTTTTCTTGTAGCCAATTTCCAATTGCGGAACAACAGCCATGTCATTCTTAAAACCGCTTCCGTCAAGCCAGCCAGCATTCACAGAGGCTCCTGCGTGGAAGCTATCTTGCTGGCCTAGCAGAGCGTAGCGATAGCCAATAGTAGCATACTTAGCTTGTTTGTAATAGCTATCTTTGTATGTCCCTGCACGAAATACAACATTATTACGTTCTGCTTCAAAGCCTAAGCCGTAGTTGGCTTCGTTGAAAGGAAGTGTACCTGTCTTGTCGTAGCCAAAATGTTTAGAGGCTCCGTGTACAACAATTGAATAGGAAATATCATTTCCTTCTGCTTTAGCAGGGCTGGCTTTAGCCACTTCTATGCAGCTCAATGTTCCTGCTGTGGCTGCTGCTAACAGGGCAATCTTTGTGATTTCTTTTAGTGCTAATTTCATGTTGTTTCTCCTAAATGTTGTTTGTATGTACGTAATGTAAAGCATGGAGAAGAGGCTGTCAATGGTTTTGTAAAGAAAATTTACATTTATTTTAGACAAAAGAAAAAGCCCCAAAGCTTTCGCTAAGGGGCATTCACTTCGTTCATGTGGCTCTCGCTACACTTGTGTTTCTCTCACTGCATTTGAAGCTTAATTATTTGTAATACTTCAAAGCTTCCAACCACAAAGCTGTCTCTAAAGCATAGCCAGCAGGGTTTGGATGTTTAGTGTCAGCATTTGTACCAGCAATAAACCCTCCTGTGTCCACTGTGTAGTTTGTATAAACACTGTCACGATCAATCACAGTAACATTCAAAGAAGC